AGAAGGGTTGCTGGGCTTCCCAAGGTTGTGATGTAGAGGTAGTTGTACCACCGCCTGATGATTGTGAACCACCAAGAGCACCTAGTACTGCTGTACCCGCTGTTATTCCTGTGACTGGATCAGGCATTTGTAAACTCCTTTTTGTATGAGTCAAAAGACTCGCCATACATTTTTAACACTTGGCTTGACATACAAGCCGCTATTTCAAAACCATGTACGATAGACAAAACTTCTAAGACAATATCATAGAAGCCAGCTCTCCACATGTAAGCTTTAGGTAACTCTGCCTCTTCCATAGCTTGTTCAACATCATTAGCACCTGCCCATTTCAAGATTAAATTATTAATCAAAGGGTGAAGCCTAGCATGGTTAGCTAAGAAGAAGTAGTTACTAGATAAGACCACTAAACAGTTATGTATAACCTTTAGCTTTTCATAATGTGGAATGTAGTCATTATCATACCAATCATCCAGACCTTGTAATGTCTCAAAGAAGTCTATAAGCCACTTATGGGCATTTTCAGGTAGTTCTAAAGGTACTAAGGCTTTGTCTAAGTCTTTGGTATAGGTGTGGATGGATGTCATAATTATATCGCTATTTGAGTTAAGGTCATTCTGGCTGAAGGCATTGCTGGGTATATGGCTGTGGCTGCTTCTGCTGTCAATATAGTGTCAATAGTGGTAGTAGCCCACATCAACTCTATATAATCGTTACCAAAAGACCTACCTGTGAAGTTCCAAGAAACAAATGCTAAATCATTGTTTCCCTTTACGTGTACTTTAGTAGCACTGTTAGGAACAGGACTACCATTATAATTAACCCAGATATAAATATCAGAAGCAGAGGCAGAGCCAGCCCTAAGAACTTGTAAAGAGAACTCTAGGTTATAGTAACCCGCATGTTCAAAGTAAATCCTAGATGTTGGTGTACCTCTATGCACCCCTAACTCATATTCTATTGTATTAAATAAAACAGGTATTGGTGTGTCAATAGCAGGAGCTATTTGGTTAACCGTGTGTTTAAAGGAACCTAGATAGCTAGGGTTATAAGCTTCTTGCATGGTCTCTACAGACCTCTCAATCTTCTTGAGTTCCTCTTCTAACCAATACTTGTAGCTCTCTTCAAAAGCTGGTTGGTTGGTACGTTTATATGGAGATATGTTTCGTGTAAAAGCCATGATTATCTCCGAGATAGCTCTTTGAGCTCAGTATCAAAGCCAGACATATTAAAGTTTTCAGGGCCAAAGAACTCCACTCGATACCCAAGATACCTACCAGCGACCATAGCATCCATTTTGTAGTCTACATTAGGATAAAAGTCTTTGACAGCCTTCCATTCAATAGGAGCATTAGGTAAGTCTGAGGCTCCTAAGTACAATCTAAGGTAATCAGCACTGCTATTAACGTTAGCTTGTGGTAAGAATGAGGTAATAAGCTTATAGTTCCTAATAGCTGCACCACCTTCATCTAAATCTACCCCAACTCTCTCAAAGAAAGCTGGCTTAAGGGTCTCTTCTTCTATTGGTAAGTTAATCACACCATTAGATGGAAGGTCAATAGCGTAGACACGAGACTCTGTTAGACTATTAGCTGGGTCTGTGACCCCTAACATGATAGACATCTTGTCTGTAGACCCCTCAAAGGAGACATAATTAGTGTTAAACAAGCTATAAGTTGTGTTCAGGTCAGAATAGATGCTACTAGCTAAGGTAATGTTTGCTTCAGCGCCCCCAACAGTGTTAGGTAAGTCCATAAATGACCAAGTATCATCATTATAGTTGTAAATAGCAGACTTATTACAAAACTGTGTATTAGTAAATCCTACTTCATTAATGCTTGTTTGGTAACAAAAGTGGATTAAGTTAGACACAGAGTCATGTACGACATAAAAAGACTTCTGTTTCTCACGGTTCAGTGTACCAAAGACTGTCTTACGGACTCTCTTGTCAGCTATAGACCTCTTAGAGTTACCATCATGAACATAGATGTCATTCTCACCAAAGACAAAGTGTTTACCCTCAACCTCAGCCCAGCAATTAGTATTGATAATACCACCTGTGGGGAATAGACGTCTAAAGTTAAAGACATTAGCAGAGCCTGTGAACTCCATAGCCCAGACTTGGTCTTGAGCATACAGAACAAAAGCATTACCTAATACCCCACCATCTCTTAGGGGGGTCTTGATTTCAGCTAAGACGTTCTCACCAGCAATATAGTTGGTATTGGTAGCATCCCAGTTAATACTAGAGATGGGACTACCATACTGTATAGGGTTACACCACTTAACCATTGTAGGGTACTCCACACCACTCTTAGTAACATTTAAGAGGATGATGAAGTCTAGGAATGGTCTAGCAATAGCAGCTGAATCACCTGTAGGCCAATCTCCAGCAGCTAAGCTGTATGAGACGTCTGAGACAATGTTCCTAGCATATGGGTGCATACTCTTACGAGCTAAGAATGATATACCACCTACCTGAGCATGAGTCCAAGGTTCATTGTTCGTTATCAATGTCCCTGCTGGTGTCACAAAGCTTAGAGTACCATTAGGGTAAGCTCTAACTACACCATCATTATCACATACAAAGACTACCTCACCTGTACCAGGGTCTTGGAAGGAACCTACGAACCTAACAGCATTGGCTGGGTCACCCTCAGCAGACTCATAGGTATTAGTCTGGGAGTCATAAGACCCAACAGAGGCATCGTAAGCTAGGCTAGACCTAATAGCATTAAAGAGGTTCTTGAATATAGGTGCTCGTTGTACTCTTCCCTCATTAAAGATTACATTGTTGCAATCACTTAAAGCATTGGGAGGTAAGTCATAAGAATTAGCGTCTGGAATGACACCTATAGCTCCCAGATTACGGAGAGGAAATGTACTCATAAGTTCACCTTATAGTTTAATTATGAATGCTAAAGCATAGTAAGGGGGGCGGTTCTCATGGCCTGTGCCTGAGCCTGTAGTCCCTACGACACCTGTGACTGTTATAGGGTGGGTATGGTTACCACTAAAGTCAGATGTATTACCTGAGATTGTATGTTGGTGTGAGCCAGCTGAGGTAGTAGGAAACCCACCATCTGATATTAAAGTACCTGAAGTGTTAAAGCCAGTTATGCTACTCATATCATAAATGTTAGCATAGGAAGAACCACTAGGATACTTTTGTAAGTTATGGTTATGTGACCCCTCTATACTTGTACTACCACTAACAGTATGACTATGACTTAAGTCTACTGCTTCTGATGAACCACTCCCAGAGAAGTCATGGGCATGTGAAGGAAGCTGAGCTTCTGTTAAGGTAACAGTATTAGATCCACCAGTAGCCCCTACAGCATAGGTAGTCCCTGAACCAACTATGAACCTATCTCTTAAGTCTGGCTTACCACTAGACCCATCACAGAGTCCCCAGCCTATAGGGATAGCTACTTCACTACCAGACCACATACCAATAAAACCAGTAGGTACTGAGGAGTTAAGCTGGGCTGCTGTAGCGGTTACAGGAGCGTTAAGGTTAGGGAAGGTAGACTTCAAGACCTGCTTGATTAGACGGATATGGTCATCTGCTTGAGAGACTGTATCGGTAGAAGCAGGGTTAGAAGCTACTAAGTTATTAATGAATGTTGCTGATTCTAATGGCATAGTATGTCCTAGGTTCTAAGTAACGTTAGATCTTCATGATGTATGCTAAGGCATAGTATGGTGGTCTATTCTCTACAGCAGTAGCAGAGCCTGTGTCACCTACAGTACCTTCTAAGGTATGTGTATGAGCTCCCTGGGTGTCTGTAGTAATAGTATGTTGATGAGCACCAGCAGGATCAGTAGTCAAAGTACCTTCAGGACCACCACCACCTACATCCGCCTTACCAAAACTATCACCTGTAACAGATGTGGGAATGTTATGCTGATGACTACCTGTGTTATTAGTACTACCACTGTGAGCATGAGACCCATCACTCTGGGCAGTCCCACTAAATGTATGACTGTGTACAGGGAGGTTAGCAGTCTCTAAGACTACTGTATCACTGCCACCTGTATCACCTACAGTATAAGCTAAGCCAGCACCTACTACGAATCTGTCTCGGAGGTCTGGAGTACCACTACCACCATCACATAACAACCCCCCACTAGGCACAGCTGCTATAGCACCAGACCATAAGATGATACCACCAGAAGGTAAGGGACTGTTTAAGGAGTCT